CCATTTATTTCACTTCCTTTTTTTAATCAGATTCTCTGTTTGAGAGAAAGATATTTTTTCTTGCTAATATTGCTTTTAAGTCCACAGTAGGTTCTATCACCATCTGGTCATCATATAACTCCCCGGATAACAAAACTAAAACATAAGCGGTAGCCTGTGTTGTAGTTATTGCCTCGAGCGTTACCGCATCTACTGCGCAACCAGTATCCACAAAATACGAATAATTCACAACCGCAGTGGCTGCCGTGGTGAGAGAAGCCGAATAAGTTAATACACCTGTGCTGTACACTAAGGTGTATGATGTTGTCGCAGCAGATGTATACTCAACTGAACCGTATAAAATATCATCTTGCGAAAGCGAATAAGCTAATGTTGTGTCTGTTCCAGTTAATGTATCTGTCCCAGTTGCCACCGCACAGGCATAAGCCGTACCATTTGCTGGAAAATATAAATATGAGTATGCCGGCAACGCTGTGGAAGTCGCTACCGGAACAAGTGCCGTAAAGGTAGCAAAGCCTAAACTAACAAACAAACCAAAAGCAATTATAAATATTAATCTTTTCATTATTTACCACCTACCATTTTTTGTGCGGCAGCATTAATATCCGCCATTGTAATATCTTTTTTGGGCGCTGTCCCATCTTCTTTCGCAAATTCAGAAAGATCAATTTCAGGCATTTTTTCGAGAACTGAATCAAAAAAAGCTTTTTGATCCGGCTGTGAAATAAGTTGTTCAGAAAATTGTTTTACGATTGCAGGAGTCCGGTGCTTATTTTGTATCCAATCATTTTCCCATGCTTTCGTTTCAAGCACGTTTTTTTCTTTTATGAAATTTTCGTTTAATTGCTTAGCCTTTTTAAGATCAGCTTCTGTTTCTTCGGTTTTCTTTTTCATTGCAGAAATTTCTTCTGACAGTGTTTTGATTTTATCTTCTTTTTTTTCAATTTGTTCAGACAATTCTTTGACTTTGCCGCGACTTTCTGTAAGATCTATTCTTTGCTGGTTTATGATCTCGTTTATTTCCATTTTCCTTTTCACCTCTTCATTTTGTATTTCGACAGTTACCGATCTTATGTTTTCGGCACTGCCGTCAGAAAAAATTATTTCTTCCATATCCGGTAAGGCAGGTGTATTAGTAAGAGCAAGCTTTAGCAAAACCGGTCCTATTTCTTTGCCGGTTCTTTTGTCATTGTATTTTTCTGAATATGTAGGGCTTAAATATTTGAATTTCTGTGCTTCCACAAGCTCTTTCCCAACATCAGTATAATCAAGCAGGGCTTCTAATCCTTTTTCGCTAATTCTCAAATCTGTAACTTTTCCATAACTGCCATGCTCCGACATATGTTCTATATCAATTGATACCCCATAATCAGGCATTTTATTCTTAAAATTCATAAACATTTTTTCTACGAAATCCTTCGATATTTCTATCCATTCTCCATATTTTTTGTTAAAAAACTTCGAAACAGGTAATATTAAATTCCACTTCCGCATTTTTTCACCTCAATCTCTGTATAAATTGTATGTATTGCTTCTTGTCAGCATCTCTCACATTCGTATGAGAAAAATTTTCTCTTGAAATATTTTTCAGTTTATCGGCTTGAAAATTAAACACCGGAAATAATGTACTCCTGCAATTCACGTGAAGCGGTGGAGTATTATCTGTCAACAATTCCAGATCATTCTTGTCTATCATCATCCCATCTCTTTCCTGACACATTAGAGATGTTAGCCCATCCATCACAGCAACAAATTTATAACCTACAATATCGGGCTCAGTATAACTGTCCGCGATATTTCCTAAACTGTAGGCCCTTGTGGTTTCGGTCCGTGCTATTGCGTGTATCCGGCTATTAGAGAACGTAGGCAATATTTTTTTCAAGGCTTTTTCCTCGGTATATACAGTTGACGGTACTCCGGCTTTCCCAACCACTTTTACCGCACCATCTTCAACTATTTTTTTGCTTATTTTTTGGACTTCATCTAAAATAGCTTGTCCTTGCACATTCGCTAATTCGACCGTATATTCTTCGATAAATTGAATAGCTTGTTGATGCGGTCTGAACATTGAAGTGAACATATTTTTATCTATTGTTTGCTTTTTGAAATAAAGCTTTAAAAGGTCTTTGTCCTGTTCCCAGATTCCTGCTAAAACTTTTGTAGGCTCCATAAACTCATCGGCAAATTCTTTTTTTAAATTTCCCGAAGTGCGGCTTGAAATTAATCCAAAGATATATGATTGTTCCATTCCAAGCTGCAACACATATATAATTTCATCGATAAACTCATTGTGAGGGCTTCCAAATTTCTGAATATTGCGTATTGCTTTAAGATACGCTCTTTTCAGCTTCCGCAACGTTCGCGCTTCCACTCTCTGAAACGTCAACGCTAACGCTCTTGGGCTCGTCATATATCTCTCCTCCTATTGGAGAAACGTCGCTATCAGGTATTTTCAATGCTTCCCGGAGATATGTTTCTGTTGGATCAACTATTCCACACCTGATTAATATTTCGAACATTTCAGAAAGCGTTTTCTTTTCATTAATATCAGGTTCATTGATTATAGTAAACGCCCCGTAGTCATCAAGCGTTCCGAAATTATATTCTATCGTTTGAACAAGGAGCTGATCTAATATCTGTTTAGATATTATTTCAGCCAATGACATTATATTCATACGAAATAATTGATATTGATTTGAGGATAAAGCATAGGAACCAGTATTATTGTTAGTTACCAGCAAATTAGGCACGAATAATCCGGTTAACATTGATTCATTGCAAAACTTAATCATGTTAATGTAAGAGTTCGACATATCGCCGCCGGTTTGGAGCAAATGGATTTCCGTATCCAAAGGCATAGCTATGCCGACATTATTGAACCATTGCGTGAGCGCAGTCATAGCGGCTTGAGGATCTGATGTTTTTGCTAATATGGTCGGGATCCCGAATTTGCGCATGGCTATTATTGAATCTTTTTTTAGCTGTAGCTTGGTTTGGAAAATTGAGTATATGCTTCTGCATATTGATTCGCCGTATAAACCTGAGCCGCGTTTCAGTATCAAAGATTTTTCCGGTGGTATTAATATCTTTGTTCCTTGAGTCGTTATATATTCTATATTTATTTTTTCTCCTACGAATTTCAACACACAAGAAAGTGGCTCGAGAATAGTGATTTTTTTTATAATTGCGTGTGCGTTTTTTATTTCCCAGACAATTTCCGCAGGTGCATATCCAAACACAAGAGTATTTTTTATAAGCTGTCCTAAAGTTATTTGAAAATCTTCAGATAAATTTTCTTTCCAGTTTGAAAGCAACATTTCAACTTTCAAATCCTTATTATGGTATTCTCCGATAACATTCATGATAGATCCGGCAAGGTATTGTATGCCAGCTTTTATCACTTCGTCGCGCTGTTCCATTTTTTCATATTCGGACAACGCTATATCAGAAACATTCATTATGTAATCAGTGAAATTGTATGTAGAATCTCTAATCCCCACGAGTTGCTGTGCTTTTATATCAGCCATTTTTTGCCTCCTTAAAAAGTCTTCCAAGTTCCACGCTTTTTCATACCTGTGTAAATCGCATATCTCATAGCATCCATAGCATGATCGTTGAATTTTACCGGTTCGTCAAGACTGTTGTCATCTTTGTCTTTTTTGTATTTGTAAGTCTGAATTTCTTTGATTGAATTTGAACATTCACCTGAAATAAATAATTTATTTCGCTTGACAGTATCTATTCCAAGTTGAACACTTTTATCGGCGGGGTAAATATTAAAACCTTTTCTGCGAATTTCTTCAATTCGCGCCGGTTCTGCTGAATCCGCAAATATATCTTCTCTTTTTTTTACTTTTTTTTCGAGCTCGAATATTAAATCGAGATTAGTAAGCCCAGTACGATAGATCTCGTCAATCAAAAAAATCTCATCGTCTTTAATACCCACTTTCACAAGCGCCGTGGGGTTGTTGTACCCGAAGTCAAGACCCCAAATTATCCTGTCAAAACTTTTCGGGATCTCTGATACTACTTCCCAATTGGTATAAACTAAATTCCCGAGCACACCCCAATTCCCTAAAGCATAAACATTGTAATATACTTCGTCTTGATATTTCAAATCTTCTAATACTTTTTTATATTCATCGTCAATAAAATTATTGTCTTTGTAAGTCGTTTTAAAAATCATTGTATTTTCTTCGACAATAAAATCAAAAAACCTTTTCTTGATCCAGCTTAACGAAGATATAGGATTAAATGTCAGCGTTATTTGTTTGGGTTGCTTTGTTCTTCCACGCAACCTTAAATTAAGCTGATTAAAATCCGATTCTGAAATTTCACTCGCTTCTTCAACCCAAATTCCTGTAATGTTAGCAATTGATTTCAGTTTTTCAGCATCATCTAACCCAGAAAAAATAATATTGTTCCCGTTTACACAGCTTATCTCCATATCGCTTTTGTTTATGCGAAAAAGCTGTGACATTTTCCAACTTCGAATAATACCTGCAAGAAGTGCAAAAGTGGAATGTCTATTTGTTCGCGCCACTTTTCTTATTATAAGATAATGATGTCCTAATTCGCCGAGAAGCCTATATAACATCCGCTGGGCCACAAAAAAACTTTTCCCGGAACCTGCACCACCGTAGATAATTTCATATCGAGTTTGATTTTTTAACAGCGGAAAAAAAGTTTCATTAAATGTTTTTTTGCTATTAATTTTAATATTAATCATCTTCAAATGTTATATGTCTTCTTCGTCGTCAAAACCTACTCGGATATTAATTGATCCGGTATGACTTAAGTCAAAACTATCTCTTTGCCCAAGATGTTGCTTTCCTAACCAAATCTGCATAGTAACATTTCCCCCGAGCGCAGACTTAAACTGAGCGCGTCTCAAGCTTATTTTTCCGGCACTGGATTTTTTTTTAAAGACGTCGGAAAAACCAAGTTTATAAGTTTCTTTGCACCACCTAGTCAAGGTCTTTTCGTCACATTCCAAAACATCGCATATATCTTCTTTTGTGCATTGTATGCCACAAAGGTTTTCAAACAATTTAATATCTATTTCTGTTTTAGGTCTTCCACCTACATTTTTTTTTGACATTTTAAGTCACCCCTTTTTAATTTCACCAGTTCTTTTGAAGGTTTTCGACTTCTGCATAAGTTTTTAAATAATTATTTGGTGTTTCTCCTTGCGGATAAGCACAAAAAAATTTATTCGCGTCAAAATATTTTTCTAGTGTTTTGAGTTTTAAAGAAGTTTTGGCACCCCAATATTTTTTTGAAATGGCAAGCTGTAAAACTTTATCGCTGTCTTTTTCAGTGCCCCTGTTCATAATCATATTCTCGAAGGTAGTCGGTAATGATTCTGTGCCCATCGATTCAGCCGACCACATGTTTTTACCTGAAAAAATAAGGTTGCCTATCAAATGGCCACCTAAAACCCTTGAAATTCTACCGCGATAATTTACGTAACTTACAGGCGCGTTTGCCATTGGTGTGGCAGGCATAGCGCTAAACGGGGTGGAATGAAGTATTATACCCCATTGTTTTTCGGAAACTCTTTTATGTTTTTCCGTTCTTTTAAAATTTTCTATTAATTCAAACCAGTCAGCTTCAGTTTCCAAAGGCAACCCAACAATATTAAAAAGCTTAATTTGATGCGCCTTGGCTTCTTT